TTCGCCTTCCGGCGCAAGGCCGGTCAAGTATTCTAGAAGGTCTGACATTGTTTCCTCTTGTCGTCGTTACTTCAGTGTGCGGAACGCGATTGCGTTGTTGACCGTTCTCACCCGCGACCGCACGCGGTTGCCGTCATTGCCGGACTTGACAATCCAGCCCTTGGCCGTTTTGCCGACGATCACGCCGACGTGATTGCGCCAGACGACGATGGCGCCGATCCGCGCCCGCGTCGGGCGTCCGACCTTGGCCCAGTTCCGCGCGCGCCACAGATCCTTGCGATGCGGCATTCCGAAATAGTGCGCCAGATAGCAGCCGCACCAGCGTGACGGACAGCCCCTCGGCTGGCCGGGCTCGCGGGCCTCGACGCTGGCGGTGGAGATCAGCAGCGCGGCCAGAGCCGCAAGCAGTACGTTCTTCATGGTTCACCTCATGCCTTACCGTAACGAGCAAGCACTTTGCCGCTGGCACCCAAAGGAAGCCCTTCAGCCCAAGCGGGAGGGGTGACCATAACAGCCTGCATCGCGGCTGCCAATTCCGCTGATTTTTCTGTATCAACCTCGGCTACAATTTCGTCGTGCACGTGCAGCACGACCTCGACGCCCGCGGCGTCCAGACCGCGCAGCGCCTCGCGCAGGATGTCGTTGGCGGTGGCCTGCACGATGTTCTCGCAGGCAAGCCCGCGCCAGAGCCGCGCCCGTGGCCACTCCTTGGCATCCGCTGCGGGCTTCCACGACGCCTTGGCATAGGACACGCCGTCCTCCTCGAACCGCGCGTAGGGGTAGCACAGCACGCGGCCCGACGGCAGCGCGTACCACAGATGATCGCCCTGCTTCATGTACTGGACGCGGCCCGCCTTGAACACCTCGCCGGGGTTGCGGATAGCGCGAGTGTACGCCTGCTCCAGATCGGCCCAGAACGGCACGGCCCACGGGTTGGCGCGGCGCCACAGATCGACCGTGCGCCTCGCCTCGCTCTCGGGCATGTGGACGCCGTAGACGCGGCCCATGGCGTTGAACGCCCCCACGCCGCCGCCGAACCCGCAGGCCAGCACGGCCACCTTGCCAAGCTGCCGCTGCTCGTCAGTGACGGCCGTCTCCTCGACGTTGAACATGCGCGAGGCAACGGCAACGTAGATGTCGCGGCCCTCGCGGAACACGTCCAGCGTCTCCTCGCCGTCCATCGACAGCCACGGCGTGACGCGGGCCTCGATCTGGGCATAGTCGAACACGGCGAAGACCTTGCCCTCGGCCGGGATCAACGCCGGACGCAGCATGGACTTCAGCACGTCGGTGACGCGCTTGCCGAACTCGGGCACGATCTGGTGCCCGCGCACGAGCGCCTGGCGGGCTAGTTCAGGCTCTTTGGCGCATTTTCGCGGGAAGTTGTGGACTTGGAGACCATAACTTGATGCGCGGCCCGTAGCGCTTCCCCCAGCAAACACAAACGCACCCCGGACGCGACTGTCGATATCATCTGAGAGCGATGCAGCTCGCTCAAACTTCGCCACCGACGATGCCCAGAGATCGTCCGCGCACTGCACCACCTCATGGACTTCCGGGGGTACTTCATCAGGGTTCTCCATCGCCAGCAGGTTGGACCGCACCGTCTTGTCGATGCTAGCCTTTTGTACGCCGTCCTTCCAGACCATCATCATGGCCCGCGCCTGCGGCCCGACGCGCTCCAGCACCCACTCGCGCATCCGCGGGCTGCGCACGCTGGTGAGCCCCGTGATCTCGCGGAAGATCGTCTCGATCTCCTCCTGCTCGGCGGCGGCATACTTGACGGCGGCCTGCGCCAGCGGGCGGTCGAGGCGCACGCCGCGGTCGTTGATGCGCTCGTTGACGTGGTAGTCGAGCAGCTCCTCGTCGGTCAGCCCGCGCATGGCCTTGGAGAAGGCCCGCATGGCGCGCACGTCCTGCTCGCAGTACTCGATCATCTCCTGCATCAGCCCGGCGTCCTCGCGGAACGTGCCGTTGGCCTGCGGGATGGACAGCGCGCGCACCAGCGCCGCACCGCGGTGATCCTTGCGCATCCCTGCGCCCGCGAAGCGGCCCACGTCCTCCAGGCTGCCCGGCGCGCAGTTGGCACGGGCCTGCGCCGCGGTGCAGTAGAACTGCGTCAGCGCAGGCTCGGGCACGCCGTGGTCGGGACAGATGACGTACCAGAAGATCAGCCGCTCGAAGGCGGCGTTGTGGGCGCGGATCTGTGCGCCAGAAAGAATTGCCGCCGAAACTTTCTGTGGAAAAGACTGGTCGAAGGTCCACGTCTGCACGTCCTCGCCGTCGAAGGCGTAGGACATGCAGAGCACTTGTGTGGAGATGTCTTGCGCGTAGTTGTACACGCCCCGGCTCGGCAGATCGCAGCGCGAGCGGGTCTCGAAGTCAAGCCAGAGGGTTGTCTTCATCGGAGAACACCTCGCAGCTTTCTTCACAACCGGCGCCTACATCAAAATCGGGGTCGAACACGGCAGCCTCATCGTGTGCCGGAACAAACGTGTCTTTCTTGCGTTCATATTCCGCAAACAAATCCGCCACACTCATGTTGCCGCGGAAAAATGTGCGGTGGTAATCCGGCCCTATCGGGCGTTCACGGGTTGCAGGGTCTTTAAGAAACTCCGGGCCAACCTTGCCATATTGCGCCTCCATCTGGCGCGGAAAATCGTAGTGTTCCGGGTGTTCCGCAATGATGGTCAGGTGCTTGCGCAGCGACTTTTTCCAACACCACTTGCAGTTGCCCTGATAACCCTTGAGTTCAAGCCGAAATGGTTGCGCGGTCCACCAACTATTGATCTTGGGTTTGGTCATCGGGTGTTCTTTAAGAAGCGGGTAGATGATGCGGCGCTGCTGTGCGGCGGCCGACATCCGATCCGCCTCATCGGCGCGGATACCAATGGCTAGGTCGTAAGATCCATTGGCCCAACCGACAGCCCGCGCGTATGCCTCAATGGGTTTCTGTTTCAGGTTGCGGGTGCAGTCTTTGAATTTCTGATTAGGAATGCCATACTTGCGGATTGCGTCTTCAAACGGTGCGCCGTTCCGCGCGGCGGTGTCAAAAGTCACAACTTTGTAGCCTGGCGAGCGGCGTTCGCCGTGGTACTGCACCGCTTCAATCCAGACCGTACCAAAACCAAAATGTTCGTCACAGCGCCGCACAAACTCTAATGTCTGCTCATTTTCTTGCCCGGTGTTTGCGAAGACAACCAGAATGTCGTCGTAACGATCCCGCCAGTTCTGAAGTATCCACCAAGTCATGTAGGCGGATGTTTCACCGCCCGAAAAGCTGATAAGCAGTCGGTTCATCGTTTCCTCTTGTACTGAAGTGGTCGGGGCGCGGCCCCAGCAGAAACCGCGCCCCTCGCCCGTTAGGCGCTGCGACGGCGGCGGGTGGGGGCATCCACCGGCGCTTCGCTTGCGGGCTTCTCTTCGGCCTGACCATCAAGGCTCAACCAATTCACGACCTCGAACACGGGCGTAAAGATGCGCCCGTAGGACTTGTGGGTGTAGTGGTCCTTCTTCAGCTTCACCGCGGGCACCGGCTTGGCCTGATCGGCCTCGACCTGCGCCGCAATGTCAAGGGCCAGCTTCTGCACGGCACGCTTGCCGCCGACGCTGGTCACGCTGTAGCGCACCTCAAGCCCCTCGTCCTCACCGGACATGCACTTGAGGCTCATGCCGACCTGAAGCTCCCAGCCGCGCTTGGCCTGCGGCGGCGCGGGGTCCACTTCGGGCAGCGGCTCGTTGACCGGCACCATCTTCTCGGCCAGCACCTCGCCATCGCCCCAGGCGATGTAGCCGTGCACGAACGAGAACGGATTGACGGCCCAGGTGCTGCCCTCCTCGACCTCGGTCTGGTCAGCGCCGAACACCCAGTGTCCGGTCTTGTCCATCTTGAGGATTGCCACGCCATCGGCACCACCGACGCTCGCATCAAGCGAGCGCAGTGCCTGCGACAGGTTCTGGACGGAGGGAAGGTTGGCCTTCGCAAAGGTAATCGCGTTCATCTTATTGTCCTTTCTAGACAAGTTTACCAAGGGCAGCAGCGAGATGCTTGCCGACCTGCAACGACGCCGGGCGCGGATCATCCGCGGGTGCCAGCGTGTCACCCGATGAGACGGCGGTGATGAGCCCTTCCGGCATGGCGATCTTGTGCTTCTTCAGCACCTTCTCGACCTGCGCCGGGCTCTTCAGCTCCGTCAATTCCTCAGCACTACAGCCTGCTTCGGCAAGGGCTGTCAATGCCGTCTGTTCGTTCACCCACTGGCGCGTCGCCCGCTTGGGCACCAGCTTCCAGCCGGGCAGCTCGACGCCCGCCTCCAGCAGTTCGACGGCCATCTCGCGGGCGTCCCTGATCCAGCCCTCCAGCAGGTCGATGCTGGCCAAGGCTTCCGAAAGCCGAAAGATGTTGACCGCCTTGATGTTCTCGCGCTTGGCGCGCTCAACGGCGCCGTTGACCAGCGGGCAGATCGACTTGGCAGCGCACCAGCGGCAGTGGTCGCCAGTCGCCAGCGGCGCGTCCGGCCGCTGCGCGGTCTTGACGGCCATGATCAGCTCGGCCTCGAAGCGGCGCACCCGGTCGAGGTCCGTCACCCAGCGCCGCACATGCGGCGGCTGCACGATGATCACCTCGACCGTCTCGACGCCCTCGAAGGCCCAGCGTGTCGCCTCGGTGCGAAGTGCGGCAGCCGTGTAGAAGAGCGCCTGCGGGTTCTCTTCAGCCTCGACAGGCACGCCGTCGCCAAACTTCCAGTCCAGCAGGATACCGCGATTGCCAATCCGGCCAACAAGATCGGCGGAACCAAAAACACCAGGGAGAGCGTCACCAAAGCCCACCACCTGCTCGACCGCGTATTCCAACTGCCCATCCGGGTCGATCTCATCCAGCACCGCCAGCGCGGGCAGCAGCTTGCGCTCCAGCCGGTCCTCCGTCAACTCGATGCCGTTGTACATCAGCCCAAGGAACGTTTCGGGCCTCCTGTTCGTCTCCAGAATGGTTGAAATGACGGTGTGCAACAGCGTGCCCTCGTCGGCGTAGCTGCTGGACGGCTTGGGCGGCACCTGCTGCACAAGCGCGACGCTGCCGGGGCACGCGATGACGCGCTTGGCGGTCGAACCGCCGACGATGTTAGAGTGTTGGGCCATTACGGAATATCCCTCGCATTCATCATCACATCAGCAAGAATGTATGCCTGGTCGGCAATCGCTTCTGTGTGCTTCTCTTCTAACCACACATCGTCAACACCCAAAGACGGGTTTGAAGAATATGTTACGGATATAAGAGTTTGCATAGCTTTCGCCGCAAAATAATCCCTTAGCGTCATGTTAGACGCGGGAACGCATTCAGAATGAATTACCCTAAGACCGTCCGCAGATATTTTAGTCATGGCGTCATCTCCTCTATTGTGTTGAACCCCACCGTTACAGATTTCTTGTTGACCTGTCAAGCATTGTTTGTTAAGGCTTCCGCATGATCCATTATCACGGACTGCCAATTACACCCGCAACCGCTGCGGCCAAGGCTATAGAAGCTGGCCATGCGTTCATCAGTTTTGCCCATAAAGATCAGTTGGGCGTCGCCGTCGAATTGTGCCAGTCGTTTGCCATTGACAACGGCGCGTTCTCGGCGTGGCGCGGCGGCAACGCAGTGACGGACTGGTCGGGCTATTATGCGTGGGCCGAACAGTGTCGGCGTGTTCCGTCGTGCGATTTTGCCGTAATCCCTGATGTTATTGATGGCAACGAAGACGCCAACGATGCGTTGCTGGATGAGTGGCCGTTGCCGCTGTGGTTTGGCGCGCCGGTCTGGCACATGCACGAAACGCTGGACCGCTTGGAGCGCCTTGCACTGCAATATCCGCGGGTCTGTGTGGGCAGTTCGGGTCATTTCGCCGTCGTAGGCACGCCGAGTTGGCGCGTGCGTATGGGTGACGCTATGCGTGTGGTTTGCGACCGCGAAGGCCGCCCATTAGTGAAACTGCACGGCCTACGAATGCTCAATCCTCGCGTATTTACGCGGTTCCCGTTTGCATCAGCGGACAGCACAAATATCGGCCGCAACGTCGGTATCGACAAGAATTGGTCAAAGGGGCACTACCTGCCCCCGACAAAAGAGGCACGGGCGCAGGTCATGCGCCAGCGCATAGAAGCCCACAACGCCCCCGCACAATTTAACTTTGAGGAAGACCTATGCTTATAGTTGCCGTCGCCGCATACGCCGCCGCCATTGTCGCTGCCAACTTGTCTGTGGCTGCTTTTGGTCCTGCCATCTCGCCCGTAAATGCTTTTCTGTTCATTGGGTTTGACCTAGCTCTACGCGACTGGCTGCATATCCGGTTGAAAGCCTGGCAGATGCTGACGTTGATCGTTGCTGCTGGCGCGTTATCATATGGTCTTAACCCCGCCGCGGGTATCATCGCGGTTGCTTCTACGACTGCTTTTGTCGCCGCCGCCGTCGTCGATTGGGGCGTGTTTGCCGCCGTTAAAGGTTCATGGTTAAAGCGGTCCAACACGTCCAACGTAGCCGCGGCAGCCGTTGACAGTCTAGTATTTCCAACTCTCGCGTTTGGCGCGCTGATGCCGCACATCGTGGCCATGCAGTTCGTCGCCAAAGTGCTCGGAGGCGCGCTGTGGACATGGGCGCTCAACAATGCGCGAAAGTGAGATCGAGAAGCACTTCGTCTGGACGGTGCAGCGCATGGGCGGGACGGCCTACAAGTTCAAGTCGCCCAACCACCGCGGCGTGGCCGACCGCATCGCCTGTCTGCCGGACGGCTCGACGTGGTTCGTCGAGCTGAAGGCACCCGGCGGGCGGCCATCGCCGCTCCAGAA